GACCCTGAGTTTACTTATGAACTCAGGCGTGATGAGGTTCGCGGTTGTGAGAGCGGCAAGCGCACTTGTCAGTGGAGTCGTGGTATAAGGAGCGGCCTGAAAGGGGCTAAATACCCTTGTAGGGCTTTCCTGTATAGCATCGAAGTGAAGTTCGTCTATCTTCTCTTCACCCCAACCCCTGAGAGCTTCACGGGTTTCATCGTCAACATCGAATCCTGGGCGCATCCTGTCCAACGGGCCTGCGTCCCTGAGTGCGTTGGCATACTCTTCAAGGGCTAACTCGAAGTCAAACGTTTCGAGAGAACCTTCGTTACCCTCAAGAGCCTGTCTGCTGTTTACTCCTGTTCCGGTCTCTCTGCTTCTGAGTCCGAACGTGAGACGGGTAGCCGCTTTGCCTCTTGAAGCAGGCGTACCAGTCATATCCGTCTTTTCCTGTACCAAAGCGTCCATCCCACCGTGGAATGGCATGAAGAAAGTGTCCTTTATTGAATCAAGAAACAGTTTCCTCTCCCACGCTATCTGGGTCAGAGCATTGGTGCGTTCAAATGATGTCTTAGACATTTTGCTCTATCCTTTTTTGATTTGCGAGAAATTCATCGAGAGCTTTTCCGTCCATAAGGGCGATGTCAGCCTCTGTAACCTCACCATCGTCTGCTCCGGTGCTTGCAGAACCAGTGCCTATGTTCCCAAGACCTTTTTTCTTGGAAGCTGCGGCGTTGATTTTTTCCTGCACGCCCTTGAGCTTAGCGGTAAGGTCTGTGACCTGCTTCTGAAGCGTGGCGTTCTTCTTGCGTTCCAACACAGTATCCGTTGAAAGCTTGAGAATCATCGGGCCAGTACGGTCTTGTGATGGGTTTGAAACGAAAGCGCGTGCGTCCTGAGCAGGAATTATGGTGCTGAGATAGGTTTCAATGTCAGCACTATCCTTTTCCCAATCCGGCACGATGTCCGCTATCGTGTTCTTGTTGTTAGTGACCATGGTATTCAGCTCAGTCTGTTGCTGAAGGTTCTGGGCATTGGCATTTCTATCCTTGATAGCGTCCATCTCCTGATGGAAAGCCACTTGGTCGGTATTGGCAAGTTCCTGAAGCCTCTCTTTTTCTTGCGCACTGATACCAGAAACACCGCTTACGCCCTTTCCAGACAACATCTGTTGCTGCATGGTCTGAACTTGACCGCGAAGATCGCCTACTTCATTGCCTCGGCGCTCGTTGAATTTTCTCTGTTCCTCTTCATGGGTTTGCATCTTCTCAATTTTAGCCTTGAGGCTTTCAACGGTCTCCTCGTCACCCGAAGATTCCTCCCCTGCCGGGGTCTCCTTAGCGCCTTCGGTATCATCCGTCTTTTCCTCCGCTTCCTTTGAGGATGGCTCACCCGCCTTATCCTGAGTCTCAGCACCTTCATCCGGCTCCTGAGCTTCTAACTGCTCTTGGAGCTTATCCAGATCGTCTTCTTCGAGAGAGTCAATGTCTTCTTCAGACATGTTCTCAAGATCGAACTCGGTGGTTTCCTGAGTCTCTTCTTTCTTCTCTTCTGTTTCTGTACTCATACTCACCTCCGGGGCATCTTGTAGATGTTTTCCCCCACGTTAAGATTAAAGGGGCGCAAGCGCGTTATTCCCCTCATTTCATTACTCCATGACAGCTAGAAGCACACGCTTGAAAGTTCCTGACTATCTCAGGCTTCAGCGTTGCCAGTTTGCCATTAAGAACGAATGTGTACTTGCCAACGGCTTTGGTGACTTCCGTGTTCATACTCACACGCCCATGCTTGTATGCCTTGTAATGAGTGACAGGCATCGCCACAAACATTGCCACGATTATCGTTATGGCAATTTTAAGGCTCAAGCACTACCACCTTGAAAAGCGATATTGCATTGGCAGCAGCGGCCTGGAGCGTCAGCGTCAGCGTGGAACCTGAGATAGCCGCAATGTTGGCAACTTCGGCATCCACATTGGCAAACGCATACACGCCAAGTATGGTTGATCCCGCTGTTACCGTAGCGGTGTTACTCGTCTGCGCGGGCCAGAAGTCAATAGTCAGGGTGTTGACAAATGCTTCAGCCGTGCCTATTTTGTTTGCTCCGACAGAAATAACCCCTGCATTTGTGATGGTGGCATCACCTGACATGGCAACGGCATCCCATGAGCCAGACCCGGCATTGGTAGCAACCTGCAAGAAACCATCTGTCACGGTAGCGAAGTCCACATCGGTATTCTCAACCTTACCAACGGTTGCAACCCCTGTATTGGTAATCGTGACATCACTTGACATCGTAACCGCATTCAACACACCCGATACAGAAGCGACATATACCTGTGCATCCGTACCTAACTGAATAATCGGACTCGTCAGGGTCTTGTTCGTAAGTGTCTCAGTTCCAGTGGTTGTGACGGGAGCGCCACTACCCGTGGTGTAAGTTATTGTGCCTGCGGTAATATCCACCGCCCCGCACAATTTCAACTCATCTCCGCTGGTATCGCGGAAAATGAGACATTCGGCATCTGTGAATGCCATGCTTCTTGCGAACGACAGCCCAGACATTATTAATATCAGGGCCAGTACAACTACGCCTACTCCTACTAGCTTTTTCATTGCTGTACTCCTCCTCTGCCCTCTTGGGCCATTCGTGTTTTTTCCAACTCTACCTGTAGCTTCTTATCTTCCTGTTGCTGTTGTGCTTGTGTGAACTCCTGTAGTTCTTGTATAGCCTTGTCCTTATCGGGTATTGGAGCCATCCTGATAAGCGTTTGCGGTGCTATTCCCACGCCTTGAGTGGCAAGTTCCGCCATAATCTGGAAATTGCCAATCATAGCCGTGGGAGTCTGCGGACTTTCCGATACCGCGACATCGTAAGTGGTGAGATCGTCTTCTTCCAAGATGCGGATAATAGCCTGCATGTCGGGATTGTCCTGAAGTTGCATCTCTGGCTGACCTTCTGGGGCTTGCGGTACTTCCTGACCGCCTATCTGAGTTTCTTCGGGATTCTGTATGGCCTCGAATCCAACTATGCGTATAATCCTTTCGACATCCCAATGTTTCTGAATGTTCGCCACTATCTTTAAGGCCACGGTTCTCCGTGCCGATGAGAGATTGTCGAAGAGAAAGTCGTTTCCGATAAGCCCCGAACGCTTGTTCTCCTTGATAGCCACACCTGAAAGATTCTTGCCCTGTTGCCCAAGGAGTTCGAGGTTGATATTCGATATTTCCTTCATCTTTGCCGATGCCTGGATACGGGATGTCGCCATCTCGGCGGGGTAGTTAATGCCGGTTACCAAATCCGGCTTATTCTGCATGTTATCTACTTTAATAAAGAATCCTGGAGTACTAGCCGCCTTTTTGAAATTGGCTTCTTCGCTCTTTGTTGGGAAGGTCTTGTCGTCATATATCCAACCATAAGGCGCGACACGGTTGAGAATATCTATTTCCTGAGACGTTCTTTTATTTATCTCGTCCTGAAGACCCATTAATCCTCTGACCTTGCCCCAGTAACGATTGCCGCGCTTTTTCGCATAGACAGGCGTTATGTCAAAGAACTGCTTGTTCTGTATAAGCGGGAGGTCGGGGAATTCGTCTTCGAGTAAGGTGTTAGATGCTATCTTCGTAACCCGGAACTGGAATATAACACGGGCAATAACGTCCATGCCGTCAATGCTCTTTATGCGGGAAATCTCTTTAGATTCAACACCTTCGAGGCTTTCAAAGAAGCCATCAAATGCGTTCATTGCTATATGAACCTGCTTATAGACCTTCTGCCAACTTTCGATAAGCCTGAATTCACGTTTCTTGATGTCGGCAAATTCTTTATTATCAAGACCCGCTGGCTGATTATGGGCGGTATTGGGATTGTAGGGGTCGCGCTCTTCCTGAACCGTTATGGTATCGGATGTGGCGTGAAGCTTGGCTTCGAGTTCGAGTAAGTCCCTTTCAATGTCCTTGGCCTTTTCAGGGAACATCTGCTTAAGTTTGGCAAGGGCAAGCCATTTCTGCTTGGTGTTATAATCAGCATCGGAGCCGTCAAGTTCTTCATGCGGGCCAAAGGTAGCACTCCTCCAGTCAAACTTCTCCGTGATTATCTTGCCCCTGATGTCCTCGTCAAAATCTGTGTCTGTCCTGTATAATCCACGGCCCGTGATTGTCTGGTCTTCGTAAACACTGGATTCGTGAACATCAAACCTTGCGCGGTTCATGACGTTCTTCACTACGATGGTAAGAATATCTGCTACGCGGTTGTCGCCATTCTCCGTGGGGAAGAATCTTATATCGAGTCGGCCCTGGCGCTGAACACCTGAGAGCAAGTCCAACTTGCCCTCGATCTCGTTAACGGTAATGGCGGCTCTATCTTTAGCCTCAAGGTCGGATTTATGTTCTTCTTTCCATTGCTTGCCCTCGTAATACTCCTCGGCCTTCTCCGCTATCTTGAACGAGTCCTGTTCTATCTTCCGTCCTTCAAGGAAAAGAGCTTTGACGCGCTTTATCGATTTATCCTTGGCTTCGTCATCGATAGGGATTTTGAAAAGTTCTTTCTGGATAGTCTCAAACGGTTCGGTTATAAGATGGCTGTGACCATCGGCTTCTACGATTGAAGGAAAGCCTTCAGTGGCTTCGGATAAAACTTCTTGTGTTAAGGGGTCTAAAAGGGCTTCGACAGGTGGGTTAAAGATTATCTCGTGTACGTGTTTGTTGTCTACACTAGTTGTTCCGGTTCCGTCTTCTCTGATATAAGCTATGTGGGTGTGTTGCTTTGTGCTTCCGTCTCTTGATGTAACAAAAAGCAAAAGCCACCTCGATTGTTTCCAAGGTGGCCTCGTGGCGAGCTTGGGTTATTTATTACACAAACATTTATGTACTATCTTATGAAGACTATAGCACTTGTTACATATTGGTGTCAAGGGTATCTTTTTTTCAATAAAACCCAGAAGTCCAAGTGCGTGACGGCGCATGAGGATTAATTCATCCCTGGTAACGGGCTTTACACTGTCATCCAAGAGTTTTCCTCTCCTCTTCGGCGCTGCTCTTCCCAAGGGTCTTCTTCGTCACTCCAAGCATCTTTCTTGATTCGGTAATATTCGTCTCTTGCTCCAAAGGAAAGCATAAGGGCTTCTGCGCGGTCTGGAGAAGGAAGATTACGTTTTCGTCTGTCTGACTTGCTTTCGATCATGAGTTTTCCACTTCGCTCGTTGTACTTGAACTTTATCGTGCTTAACTCAGCCACTAGTTCGTCATCGGCGGGTATGGTTATGGTCTTGCTAACGAATCTGTCTTTAACCGCCCAGTACAATTCCGAACGTCTGTTATAAAACCTCACCTCGTCATATGGTTTTTGCCTGACATCAACGGCAATCACGTTCTGACGCAACACTCGTTTAAGATGGTCAACTACTGACGCGCCTATACCGATAACATCCACACAAGCCACGGCGGCGGCTCTCTCAAGCATGTTTATATTTATCCATCCCGCGGTATCAACGCCATCCTGACGGTCAACTGTTTTTATAGCTTCAGAGATAACACCACCTTGTCTAGGGAAGATAATGGATTTATCAGCACCTTCCCTAGATACGTCACAGCCGAATATAACGGGATCGGTTTCATCCGCCACTATCTCCCTTCCAACAGCGTCCTCAATTAAGTCAAGAGGTATAAGCACGTCCGGGCTTGACAGCGGGAATTCACCCCTTACCCTGATTCTGTACCAATTCGACTCATAGCCATACTTACGTTTGTCATCGGCAAGCTTGTCCTGATTGACTATTTCCGAATCTTCGGCATTCCAGTGAAGAGTAACCCACCTATCCTTATCGCTGTGGAAACAGTCGTAGAAATAACCCTCGCCACGGGTTCCGTTTCCTATTAGAATGGCGAAGTTCATGGCCCCGGTCATGGCTCCCTCAAGAGGTTTAAACACGCCCTTGGGAAGTCCTGAAGCCTCGTCAGCGGCCAATATCATGAAGTCGCCGTGCGCTCCGGCTAAAGCTTCGGCTTGTTCGTTCTCGTCATTGGTTTTGATATTCGCCGTTCGGGCTTCAAGGAAAGCCTCGCCCTTACGTCCAACAACGTATATCTTTTCGTTCTCAACCTCTATGGTCTCGCTTAGAATAGTACCCTTTGCCTCAGAATTGTCTTTGCCGTAACGAATCCATGTCCTGAACTCAGGCCAGAGAATGTTCTGAAGCTGTGGCTGGTTGTTGGCAGTGACACGGCCTCTGACCTTTTCCGTGCCAAAGCATATAAACAGCCAAAAGAATACCCACGAGAGAAAGGCATCCTTGCCAACGCCGTGACCGGAACGTATGGCTAATCCACGTTTACGGGCGTATCGGCGTTCTATATCGGAAAGGGTCTTGCCATAACGATAGTCTTTCTTGGATATGAGATATGCCTTGTGCTTGGCCCTGGCTATTTTACCGACTTCTATAAGTCCTTGAATTTGTTGCTTTGTTGGGCCATCGCCCTTGGGCGCACAAGCGAATATAACGTCTTGGACAAACTTCTCAGGGTGGTACATCCACCTCAGAGTAAATGATTTAGCTATTTCATTGGAGTCCTGCACCAAATATCTCCTTGAATTTATTGGTTATATCTTCAATATCTTCGGCTGTCAGAATCCTCGCTTTCCAATTATAGGGCGTGACACGCTCTTTCTTCCAACGCGGCTTGAATATCCTCCCCACATGTTCATCCATGTAATCATAAACATCTTCAAATAATACCAATTTCCTTTTGTATTTAATATCTTCTATAGGTGTATCATCATATCTCAATGGAACGCGAATTGCATGGGCTTTCTCGCCTTTTTGTACAGAAACTCCTAATTCGGTATCAAAATCAAAGGTTTTATGCCTGACGTTTTCTGAACCAAAAGCATCGCTCAAGGCTTTTATGAGTCGCCCATTCGCCTCTTCCCATTCACTGTGAATATTACTGTTTGCCGGAGCGAAAGAAGTTCCAGCCATTACTTCTTCCCGCCCTTCTTCTTCGTACCGCCCTTCTTGCCACCTTTACCTGGATAATCTTTTCCTTTTGGCATGTTAGCCTCCTTCGGCCAATTAAGTAATTCGATTATTAGTTTAAAAAACGGCTCCATCATCCCTCCGCTTTCTTCCATATCATTGGAGTTACGGCCTCGTTGTGGTCGCCCTGCTCTATCTTCGTCTCCACGCCATTGACTTGTAGGATTTCCTTACGTCCACACCGGCATCGCCTTCCCATATATCGGGCCTGAACCTTGTGGTCAACAACCATGACGTATTCCCATTTATGCCAGAGGCAGAGCATCAATCCTCTAATTTACTGCCGCACCAAGGGCAGAACTTAAATGGAGGTGCCTCATATTTCATTCCATGGACACGTCCTATAGAAATAAAACCATTGATTTCAACTATTCCCTTTGCCCAGTTTTCACAACAATCCTTATCTTGTTCTCCCATCACCCCTCCAGATACGCAGTCACGCGCTTAATTACATCGTCTTTGTCGCCGGGGCCGTTATAGACCTCGCCATTGAGAAAACCCGCTTCCTTCTTGGCAACGAATTTCTCTCGAAGCTCGTCATCGTCAATCATTGCCAGAACATCGTTATAGTACAGTGTTTTCATTTGTTTCCTCCTTATCTAAAAGATTAAACACTCGTATCATATTATTTTTTATATCCTTGCCCATATCTGTTTCGGGATTGAAAAACTCTTCAACAAACATTGCGCGTGGGGTTTCAGGCACTTCAAACCTTATAGGCATTCCGGGTTTTTGTGGAGATATGCCAACGCTGACATTGCGATATTTGAGTCCAAATACCTTTCTTTTTAGCCATTTAATCATTCTTTCCCCTCCCTGACCGGATATACGGGGATACCCCGGCTATCGAAGAAATTATCACTGACATCGCCTGCCTCATCCATCGTAGAGAACCTCCTAGCGTTCCTGAGACGGTCTGTAAGGCCACTTCCCCATGACCCGAACCACATGGGCCTATGATTGTCATGCAAGTGCTTTAGAACGTATTTCTCACGCATCAACGCCACCTCCGAACATATCAGGTGATCTCTGGCAATCGGCTATGCGTTGCTTCAGCATATCCTCATCCTGAGCGGCGGCGATATATCTGGACATGTTATGAAAGGCATCGCCCTTCGCTCTCAAGCTCTTGGCAAGGGTATTTCGTTCGGCTACGAAATCCAACACTTTATTATGGGCTTCAGCCATTATTAAATAGTCCTCTTCCCTTTCGTTATTGGTTTTTTACACCACTTAACAAACTTAGTGCATTCTGCCTTACAGTTTTCCTCTTCCTCACATTCGTCACAAGGACAACACTTAAAGTTCGTTGGCTTTCTTTCCCGTGGCCCTCTATTCTGCATATTAACCCCGCTCTATTTTCAAGCAGTTGATTATATTCCCACCGAAATATTCTAATGTAACTTCTTTGGCAATGGATTTATCAATTTCCTTACAGGAAAATATATTAATTAAGACAAGTTTCTTCTTATCCAATGTATGTATCACTATATTTGATGTGCTGATAAATTGACAAGCCGTGACACCTGCTAAATGTTCTGCCATGCCTTCCCGTTTATCGGGGTCATAATCCCACCAATGCAAATCTTCTCTGTGCATATCTATACGCTTACACAAGTCAATGAGATATGCTTCTATATGTTCTCTCTCAAACTTAGATACATCACAGTTTTCTAAATCTAATATTAACTCTTGTCCGTACATCTCACCCCTCCAAATGTTTCAGTATTTCACGCATATAATACTCGGCTAACTTCGCCCCGAACTCACTGTGGTTATCACCCTCTACACCGTGGAACTTAAATATGTCGTCCACCAAGTGGTATATCTCGTGGATTAATACTGGAATATCCTTAACATCTTCAACCCATATAACAAAACAACGGGTTGCTTCTACCACTAACCCCGATTCTTCGCTTGGGAAGTTGTCTGCATGAACACCCAAGGCCTTCATAACAGGCACAACGTCCTCACGCTTGCCGTGAAGGAATTCTACCTTGTTCTGATATATATTGTCTTGGATCATCATTTTTCCACCACATTTGGGCCGATTGTAGTTGTTTTGTGGTGGAAAATCATATAACCACCCTTTCACCATGAACGAGTTGACGGTCTTGTATAAAGAACTTGAGATACCCTATCTCTACGGGGTCGAGTTCCCATCGCTCGGCATATCCGCTTCTACCTAGTTCGGGATAAAGCTTGGAGAACGAACCCGCGCATCCATACCATCTCAAATCGGGGGGTATGTAACTGCTGTTCTGCTTGGCGTGGGTGTAATTATCCTTGATTTTCCTGCCGTTGTTGGTTAAGAATAATTCTCTGACGGGTTCGGATAGAACGAGTTTGTGATTGTGGTGGCGGGTCATAAGGTAAGCATCGCCCACCTTATTTTTCAGTTTGTCCTTATTCTGCTTCTTGATGTTGGCATCCCGTATCAGGGGGTCTGCGGCTGTGCTAGCGATACTCTTTGACCCATGAGTGGTGTATTGCTTGAACTGTAGACCGTGTTGGTCGCGGTATTCGAGTTTACAGGTGAAAGTGCCGTACTGGATTCCAAGTTCTCGGCAGATATGTTCGACAATGAGAACGTGCTTCCTGAGCTTCCATTCGTGATTGCCTTCAAGCCCAACCATGATCTTATCAGCTATTGGCCTGAGAAGCTTTATGACCTTTCTCGCCTGCTCACCCGCTACCGTAGCATTGGGGTCAAGCATTTCAAGCTGGAAGCGAAAATCGTCTACGGCGATGCACTCTATCAGGTCGCCGCCGAGTACGACCCTGGCATTCTCATTAGCCGCTATCTCTTCCCTGGCCTCCATGAAAGCGTCTTCAACAAACGATGTCGAGCCAATGTGTAAATCCCCCATATCATAAAGAACCCAATCAGCCGGAACATTGTGGGTTAAGAGTTCCATTAAGCCCCTCTTTTCTCTATAGCAATTGCGATAACAGATGAACAATAGCCCAAAATAGCACCAAAAATAGCCGATATAATTATTTTGTTTTCAGTAGCATAATTACTTGTAATCATAGCAATACTCAATCCCCATAACATTATGCTAATAGAAAGTCTCATTATCTATACGGTCTCCCTTCATGCGCGTGCATACGGCAGTTCATACACGTTTTCTTGTCCGGGTCATCGAGTTCCCCACTACACCTAACACACAATCCACGAGCTTTGAGTAGTTCCCGATATTTCGGGTTATTGGCGTTGCTTCTCTTACGGTTTCGTTCCCTACACGAGGGACAGTACACGGAGCCAACCATCGAAGGTGAGGGACATTCGGGGCATAATCCCTCACTTTTCCTAGCATGGTATCTACGCATCTGCCTCGCCCGGCGGTCAGCCGGGTTCTTGTAGGGCATGCCATGATTTCTCCTTCCATAGGCTACATGGATTATATGTCCACCTGTCTTGCCAGAAACGAACAGGGCGTGGCATCGCCAGACACAAAGCCACATGTTCTGACTCGCCTTCAGGTATTTTAAACCAAAAACAATCCTTGCACGTACTCATACATCCTCCAGTTCGGTTCCACACCAAGGACAATAACTAAACTCGCCACCATCATATAACATACCGTGCATATATGCCAACCCCTGAGCGCCGTATATCTGATATGACCCGCGTTCCCACTCTATGCAGGGGCAGTGTTTCATAATATGAGATGGACAGCAAGTCCAATCCAACTACATATAAGTATTGTTGCTCCAAATGCGGACAATGCGCCCCGTAAGCCTATCTCATACCATGCAAGGGCAAATACCCCACCAAACAAGACGACCATCATAATTACTCCAATTGCGTACATAAAACCTCCTTAGTTGCACCCTTTCCTGTTATGGCCTACCACTGGGCGGTAGGATTTGGCACTTGGGCCTTGATTTATTGGGATATTTATTCTCACTTCACATTCCAACTATCGGGGTCTTGAGCCTTTGACCACTTGAATTTCATGGGCTTGTGAGGAAAATACCCCTCTACTACAGAATCGCTCATATAAATTGGCTCTCCTCTCGCCGTCACGATATTACTCATCCATAACACAGGAGGTTTTCTACCCGTGAGCCTATACCAAAAACGTCTATACCAAGGGGGTCGGATAAACTCAGACTCCTCTAGTCCTCTTTGGCTAAACCAGTACCAGTTCATTTAATGCGTACCTTAATTTCTTTCCACTCGCCATTGTCCATCTCTATTCTCTCCCCATCAGGGAGTGTGACGATGATCTTCTCCACGGTATATGTCGGGGTATTGTCAATGGTTATGCTCATACCAGACAATATTACAGGGACACGTTCTAAAGACTGTTCAGTATCGTTATGCTCGATAAACATTGGAGGAAGCACGATAAGGCAGGTTATCCAAATAACAAAAAGAATGAGCCAACACCATATGGGAACAGTAGATGGATTGAGTTTAAGCATATAAGACCCCTTTTGTTTTTAAGTTCAGGACGTAAGGGCATATACATAATATATTCATTAGATATACCCCATGGGGGCGGGGGGTACTTCCCCCTGGTCTTCCCTGTGTGATATACCCCAATTTAACATATAGTATCTTATCGGTCATAGGCAGGTTATAGCTTATCCTTATCTTTCAAGGGTTTAGAGCCTTCTGGTATTATTTCCTCATTATCAGAGGTGCTGTCTTCGCCTGTCGGTGGTACTTGCTTGTCCTCTATGGCTTCTTGTGCTACCTCTATCAATGGGCCAGTCATGTCCTTGATAGCCTTGACATTGAATGGATCATCAGGGCTTAACTCACCTTGTTTGATGCCTATGTGGACTTCCTTAACACTGATATGGAAGGTTCTAGGTGCTTGATTTACTTGTCTTTCCTTGTGTTCCTTGTCAGCCAGGACTCCATACCAGGTAACAGCTGTTCTAGGCTCCAGTTTCTTGATTCGTTCATCGGTAAGATGTTCATTCAATATCCTCTGTCCTAAATTAGCTAATATATCTGCTCTGTTATCCCTGAAATGCTTGCTTCTGTACTGAACGATGTCTAACATTTCCTGAACCTTTAATATTGTAGGATGGGAACAGTTGAGGACTTTTGCCTTATCCCTTATACTCATGTCTGGATGTTTCTCGTTGATCTCGACTAGTTTCTTAACGTCAATGATGGTATGTCTTTGTATCTCTTCTATTGTCAGGGGTTCTTCGGTAGGGTTGGTAGGAGTTAATTCGGGTTGTTCTATTAATGAGGAGCCTTTATCCTTCTGGGTACTCATTGAATAGAATTATACGTTATACATTGTTATATGTCAATAGGTGAATATCATTTGGGGTATTAGAGCAAGACCTTTCCTTTAGGTTCCTTTGAATAGATTAAGGCTTAAGGCCTGGCACTTACACCCTTAAAGGCTTGCCGTTCGTGCTGTGGTGGGCTTGTGAGGGCTTCTGTTATGAGGCTTTATGCCTCGTTTGGGGGGAATTACTTAGAAACGGGGCACCATCTGCCGTAATATGTTTCTCTCAATAGCTTGGCAGCTTCTTCTAATGTCATATTCTTATCCCGCCCTGAAACATTCTGGCATCCAAAGCAAGTGGATAGCTTACATGTGCCTTTAATCTGGCAGTTGGTCATATATTCCCTCCTTCCTTTATTTGGGGGCTGGCTTCGACATCAACTTCCAGATGTTCAACCCTGTAGGCTGGGTTCTAGTCTTGCGTTTTACTAGTATTCGCAAGACCTCAATTTGCCACCAGCCCCCGTTAATCTGCGGGTGTTTCCCGCTCTTACTTCTAGCGCCTTCATTATACCACACCCCACATTTAAATTACTTTAATCGCTGGCCCTCTAATTAAAGTTTGCCCCCTGTTTCTTTAATTGGGGGTGTTGAGGTCACGGGTTAGAGATAAGGCTCAAGTTCTGGTTATAAGGTCTGGACTACGCATAATTTGTCACTGTGACATTATTTGTCAACAACATTTTGTCACCCCGTCTGTATCTTGTATGGGGTGTCGTGTTCAAGCCCTATATCTTGTGGTCATGTGTTGGCATGGACATTGCATTATAGATGGTAGAAAGTGAGGGCAACATGGACAAGAAAAACCTTAAAAAGCTAAAGCAGGTGAAAGACAGATTGTTTGACCCTGTGTATATTGACTACGATGAGCGCAAAGACCTTGCAGACATTCTCCATAAGATATGGGAAGACGAGCAAGGAATAGTCCTTAAAGTTTATAAGGTATAGATAGCATGACCACTAACCAGAACATAGAAGAGACCGCCAGGCTTTACGGGCTGACGTTTGAAGATGCCTGTATCTTGGTTAGGTTTTTAAACCTTAACAATGGAGGGTGAGATAATGAGCATGTCAATTAACATCATTGCGGAAGTAGAAACAGATGAGGAATTGATACAGGTAATGGAGCATATCACAGAGTTATTAAAAGAGGGCTACACTTCGGGCATCCAGCCTCCATGGGAAATTATTGAAGTTTAACTCATAACCCCAGGGTTGCCGGTAAAGCCGGTAGGGTTGGCGCTGTGAGTGAGTATTAGTTGGTTTTAGATCAAGGGTTTAGATTATGAACCATTTAACTTAAGGGGGTTGTTATGAGTAGGATAATGACAACAAAAACAGAAGTATTTACATTCGATGAGTTATCAGATGAAGCTAAGGAGCAAGTAGTACAGGATTATGCAATAGATGGATTGATTTATGACTGGTGGGAATATGTTTATGAGGATGCTAAAAATATTGGCCTTGAAATAACCTCGTTTGATGAACACAACATTGAGGGCAATTTCACCACCAATGCCAATAAAGTGATGAGAAACATCATTGCAGATCATGGCGCTAATTGCGAAACGGCTAAAACAGTCAAGGAGTTTTACAGGGATAAGCACGCTGGAGGCATTAATAGCTTAGAAGATGAGTTGTTACATGCCTTGCTTGAAGATTACCGGGTTATGCTCTGGAAGGAATACGAATATCTCACCAGTCAGGCCGTTGACAACTATGTCAAGAAGCACAATGCCCGCTGTGAAGCGGCAAGGGGGGAATAACATGACTAAAACAGCGGACATAAAAGCAAGTAAATACTGGAAGGACAAGTTTATACGCTGGTTTTATGAGGGCAAGTTAGCCGACAAGCAATCGGCGCGGATAATGGGCGAGGTCATACAGGCCAGCATTAACGAATTAGAGCCTCATATCCCCCTGTATAAAGCGGGTGACTTCGGGAATGATGCAACAGTACAGGCAGTTATTAACGATTACGAGTCGGCAAAGGAGATATTTAAAACAGGGTTGGCGCATAAGTATACAGCCTAACCCCTTACCCTGCGCCGGGCGCGTCCTGGTTCGGGGCCAGTGGTTAGCTGGAGAATGGAGGATGGAGGATGTTATGCAGACATACTGGGGAGTCCAGATATTAACGGGCGCGAACATCGGCATTAAAGCCCGGTCAATGGAAGCGGCAAGGGAGTATTTCAGGAAGAATCACGCTGGAAACTCATGGATTGTATTAACGCATACCGCATTTAAACGGGCCTTTGTAATGGCATAGCCATTAACGCCGTGCGTGTGAAAACTTATAGGGGGTGTCGAGAGCAAGGCTTGAGCCTAATAATCAAGCACTTGACCTCAACACTAAATAACCCTAGCAATCGAAAGGAGCGAGATATGACAATAGGCTATAAAATATTAATAGAGAGGGACAGGGAACGGTTAGAAATCGCCGTTAATGATGAACTGATGAACGATTGGCAACCATTGGGCGCGCCATTTATAAATGGTTCGTTTAATTGTGATATTTGGCATCAAACCATGATTAAGGAGGCTGATAATGCCTAACCTATGGGACATACACGTTGGATGGTTCATATTGTTGGCGGGAACTGCGGCCGCATTTGCCATAATCGGTCTGGAGTGGTGGTGCTGGAAGGAACGGACACACTTAACCAAGGATGGAGGCCAGCAAATGAGCGACCTTAAAGCACAAGCACTGGCAATAACTCTTGTTAATAGGCTAGGGCTTAGCCTGACACCAGAGCAAGCGATTGGAATACTCAGAAATGGCAAGCCACTGGCAGACGGAATGAACGAGGGGGTGCTGTGGGACACGATTAACACCCTTAAGTCCGACCTGGATGAGGCGGTGGGGTTGTTGAGATTTCATTGCAGACATTGTAAGCAAGGGATAGAGCGAGTAGCAACAAACAGGGAGCTATTAGAATATTGTTCTAATTGCGATACCAAAACCCTTATAGACAAACACAAGGAGAATAAGTCATGAGCGAGCGTCACAGAATCGTCTACAGTTGCCCAATCTGCCATTACATGGTAACGATTGTCACGGCACAGTCAGACCCGCCCCCGCTTTGTTGCATTAAACATGGGGAAAAATGTGAGGGGTGTGGAGGAAGCGGGATAGGTATTTATGAACCACCTGACCATCCACAACAATGCCCCACATGTTCTGGTACAGGCAAGGCCCCAATATCCACACGATGGACGGAGATGGAGATATACAGTCACATTGACCTTATTACGGAAGAGAGGGTGGTATGAGAAAAATAATCGTGGAAGTGCCGGAGAAGAAGTGTTGGGGATGCAAGTTAATAAAATATGCAGAAAGTGAAGAATATTCTTGCCCTTTTAGGGAGGGGGTTTGGATAGAGATGGAGAGTTTCGTTGACAATGCCCGTCCGGTTAAAGCTTGCCGGGAAGCAGAAATTAAATAGGGAGATATGTTATAATAAAGGTGCGATGGAAATGTTAGAACTAACGAACATATTGAGAACCCTACAGGGAGAAGTTGCCAGCCAACCGCTAGCATTTCTATCGCAACCCTGTGGGGTTCTTTGTGTTGTCGGAGGTTGTCATGCCAATGCCTAAATCAAACAGAAAATGCATGGTTGATGGATGCGACAAAAAACATCATGCAAAAGGCTATTGTAAGATGCATCACAGGAGGGTTTTTAACACAGGAACACCGGAATCACTAAGCAGAGACCACGGAGATACCTGCACAATAGAAGGATGCGAAAAGAAGTATCTATGTAAGGGTCTGTGTGATATGCATTATCAAAGAATAAACAAACGTGGATATATAAACAAGCCACGCAAAACCCTGCAACAACGCTTTAAAGAAAACTACATTCCTGTTACTGAAACCGGGTGTTGGTTGTGGACGGGGAGTTTAGCTGCTAATGGCTACGGTATTATTTGCTCCAATTATGTAACAACAAGAGCGCACCGTCTATCGTGGGAATTACACAAAGGGCCGATACCTAAAGACATGTTTGTCTGCCATAAATGCGATGTTCGTTCCTGCGTGAACCCTGACCACTTATTCGTTGGAACCCCTAAAGACAACATGCATGATGCGATCAAGAAAGGCAGGCTTCATGTGTTAACTAAGGAAGAAAACAGGAGAGGGATAGATAATAGTGCTAACAATAGACGGTTAAAGGAGGATGAAAGATGAAAATAGTTTGGGATGGCAAAGGTAAGCTGACGAAGAAGAGAGCATTGTTCCTGTGCTGGAAGTTATGGGAGTGGTTAGGGGAGAATCCTAGGAAGGAAAAGTCTCAGTGGCCTGAATGGAAAGCAAATAAGGGAAGGGTACAAAAAACAAAAAAACATTGCCCATGTTGTGAGATAGGCATAGAAAGTACTGGTTGCCACGAGTGCCCCTTAAAGGGATATTGGTCTCGATACGAAGGACGGGGAGAATGTGAATATTATGATTCTCCTTATAGTAAATGGGGGGATGAAAGTGGCCCCAAAAAACGCACCAAATACGCCCGCCGCATAGCCGCCGCAGCTAAACGCCGATATGAGAAGTTATAAACCTTAACGGAGGAGGAGATATGGACAATCTATTCAAAAATGTACAGGTAGAGCGTGGGATGTTTATGGGTGTAGTGTGGTTTACGAAAGGCGAGCATCTGGAAAGGTTTATGGATACTGACCTCCAGGTTCAACTTGAGCACGATGTTATTTATCGCCCTATACCTAGTCGAAATGGGCTAATGGAACTCAAGAGAATGCATGATGGCAACTATCGGCTCTATGACCTTGAGAATGGGGAGAGGAGAGAACTATGCCGAGATGAAATGAGATCGGCATTCCGCAAGCATCCGCTCAAAATAGGCCAGCGCATAACCTTCTACCTCAGAGAAGTCTAGCCGTCAGGGGGAACGTGCTTTTACAGGCGTTCCCCTCCTTTCCTAGCACTATCCCCCTAATTAGACCGTGTTTTGCCCGTGACGGGGCTGTGGTGAACGCAGGAAGGAGATTTAAGGCTTATCTAACCGTCTATAGTTGACTGGCGTGAATCTCTCTTTATAAAATTTGAACTTGGGGGCGCAATCTGGGTGGTATCTCTCGGTTGTTTTAGATTTCCTTCGGAAGCGATTGACATATATTTTCCCTATTGGAATTGTTTGCTTGCATTTGTCGCAAACATATTCTTTCCGAGCGTGTTGGTAATTAGGCATTAATTCTCCAACTCATCCAACATCGCCCGCAACCCAATAACGCTCATCTTCGGGTCATAGGGCTGTTTAATCATCTGCGAGCGAGTGTATAGCCTGAAATATCTGGCTTCCCCCATATGAGATAATAGGAACTCTCGAAACGCCTCTGGACTCTTATGCGCCGAACCATAGCTGTCAAGGGTGTGACAATATGAGCATAGAGCTATACCGTTTTCAGGGTCATGGCGAAGGGATTTTATGGAACGGGTGAATATATGATGGGCTTGGTTGGCCTTCCTACTCTTACATTTCATGCACCACTCGCCATCTCTTAACAGAATATACTCACTCCACAAACCATCGGCTTCTTTCTCTATCTTCTTCTTGGGCGATTTGCTTACCTTGTTGATGGGCTTGCCTGCTTTCCGCTTCTTTTTAAATGGGGTGTGTTTCAAGACCGTACCGCCTTCCCGTCAAGGACTTCGGCTATAGTTGCGGGGCGGTAGCCCATGACAGAGCATTTGTCTTTCCACTCGCACTTGTCGCAAACATTAACCTCTGCATATTCCTTGGCTGAACCATATGTTTGACATTTGAACTTCCACCCCTCAACTGGCAGGGCAAGAACTTTGTCTGCGTATTCATCCCCGTTGGGATAGTCAGCCCTTGAAGGCTCCCGATTCCATTCATCAGCTTGATGGCTGTATTGCTCTAATATTTCCTTGAGCTTATCCCGTGTCGTCATCCCTTCACCTCCACATGCCCGCTCTCTATCGCCCATGCAAGGAGTAGACCTGCGGCCTCGGTGGGGGATTCGTGGTAAATTTCCCCATTGCCCAATCTCACATCCGTGTGGGTTATATACATAACGAATGTTTTTTGTCCACTTTGAGTTTTGCCTATTTCAAGATTATACTGACCCCTGCCGAATTGAGGATTTACAATCCATGCCGGCAACGCCTCCCAAAGCTCATGGAACTGGTAGGCGGGGATGTATTTACAATGCGTATACTCTGCTGAATTTGCTATTGACATTGCGTATGTAGGGCTTGCAAGGCCATCATTCATAATGACATAGCAATTCTCACTCTCCCCCCGATACCCCAACTCGTGCAACCTCTGGCTTAGCTCAAGGCTTGTCGTTTCCATGGCTACCTCCCTATCTGGATATACAACGTATTGATCGTAAGTAAATCGCCTGATATTCTTGCCCGTTAAGTTCTCATAAGCAAGATAACGAGCAACACATGCGGCCTGTCCATCCTCGTAAGTGTCGAACTCGTGGCCCCTGGCGCAAACCTTGACCGTGGCA